CTAAATGTCTTGTTAAAGTTTCTGCTACAGGTGCTACTTCCCAAGTATCTAGCTCGCTACTGCTTTCAGGTTTGTTAGGATACATTGCTTTTTGTACTGCCATCCACAATTTATCCATGACACTGCGAGAAGTCCAAGGAGTTTCTATTGGATTCTTTAACAGTGGGCTAGTAGTTTGCATTTCAAACCCTGCATTGTTGCACTTTTCTGCTATGTCTTTACAGAAAGCCCAGATAGCATCATTCTGTTTTATGGTTCTTGGCTTGCCTAGCTTGTAATTGAACGTGACGTACTTCTTTTTTTCGTATAGTTCAGTTGCAAACTTAACATAGCTTTCCAAGCGCGAGTCACTGTTTACTGTATAACCTTCAGGCATTTAAAATACTCCTCTTTAGCCAATTAGCGCTGATTACTTCTGCGTAAGAGTCAAATTGAGTTACGCGGTGTCCGTCTGTTTTTACTAATTGGTTAACAGCTTTGCTTCTTATTTGTTTTGCACCAAAAACAAGATCAGTTCCAATACGTTTGTTTAAATTATTGATTTTAATTCCAGACAATGCTGATATTTCTTTGTACGTGTATTTTTTATAAGTCTTAAACCCATTTGTTTCTTCGCCCATATAAGTCATTAACTTTTCCGGCACTGATTTTTTGTGGTATTTTTGTGGTTGCAATAAAATCAAGTCATTATCGACCATTATTGTCTTGCCTTTGAGCTTGTTAGCAACCGTTGATCGTGATATGCCGAACGCTTTTGCTATGTGGTTTCTATTATAAATATGACCAGAAACTAACTTAGGGTTTGTGCCTCTGTACTCAATTAATATTGTTCTTCTATCACTTGTCATTTTGTATTTCCTTATTTAAACATATCTTTTAATTTTGATAGCTCGTCTAAAGCTATTTCCTTTCTCTCTTGCTTCGTTCCATGCGCTAACAAATTTTCTGGCTCATATATCTTGTGCGCCAACATGCCAGCAGACCCAGTAAACACCCCTTCATTGGTTAACAAGCCAATAATAGCGTCAATGTCAGGCCAATCAAAACGCTTGTTACCTGATCTTCTTTCTTTGTGTACCAGATCAAAAGCATTATCAATCTTTTCCCTGTCAAATTTAGCAATAACCTTTCCAAATTCTCGCCTTGCCATTTTTAAATCTTCAACATCAGGCCATTGGGTTTGAATCTTTACAGTTCCGTAAACATTTTGTAATCGCATAAAAAAATAATTTATCGTATCTTTGTCATTATCACTAAAAGTCGCGCATTGCCTTGTTGTAGTCCCTGATGTTACTAGCGTATTCAGATCTTTTATTGACGTTATTTTGTTTAAGTCCATTTTTTGCCTCATATTTTTTGTGATTACGCTCCCAAGTTGACAGCGCTGACTGCCACTTGACCATTTTCTTTCCATTGCTTAAGACCCAACCTCTTGCTGAATGGTGGTCAACAAAGGCTTTAGGTTCACACTGATACGAATTTAAATTGCAGTAATCAATAACATCATCCAGTGTAGGCTCAACAAAATGCTTACCTTTAGGTTTGATTTCTTTTTTTGGGGAACTTGTTTCCCCCATATTAATTGTATTATTAACTGTATTATTAACTGTAGTATTATCTTTAAACTTTTCTTTAATAGGGTCTTTAACTTTTCTTTGTGAGGGTATTAAAGATTTCTTTATGGGGGTACCCAAGATTTCTTTAATAGGGGTAGAGAGTTTTATGTGGCGATTAGTTATCTGTTTAGTACCTTCTTTGTACTGCACTTCGCACTCTATATACCCGCAATCACGCAAGCTACCAACCCATTTACTAACTGACACCTTGCTTACTGAGTATAAATCTGCAAAGTAACCATTCATTGCCCAACAAAACCCTTTCTCATTGCATAAAGCGGTGATCTCACCATACAAAAGTTTGGCATTAGGCGTTAAACGTACGTCATAACGTACATCGGCAGGAATAATTGCGTAGTATCCTTTATTCATTACTCACCAGCCGCAATAAATTCGCTTACTTTAACTTCACAAGCAGTAGCAAGTTTATTTAATGTGGCTAAAGATGGTGATCTAAGCTGATTTCTTATTAAACTTAAAGTTGAAATGTCCATCCCTGCTTTAATAGCAAGCTGATTCTGGTTTAGTCGCAGTTCATACATGAAATGTTCAATTGATTTTTTAATGTCCATAGTGATTTCCTTTTAAGTGAGAGTGAACTTTAATTTAATTTAGATAAATAGTCAACAAGCATTTGACAGCACATTAATAATAGTTATAGAATAGACTCACAACAACAGAGGATAATAAAATGAAAGATCACCCAATACAGTGTCCAGAGGACGCGGAAATTTTTAGTAACTTTATAAGTAGGCTGACTAATCGCGACCCTGACGATACAGAATTTTATCAGCAACCATCTATCTCTTATACCCAAGAGTTTACGATGGAAGATAAGTTAGCTTACGATAAAAAAGAAAGACAAGTGCAAGCAATTCTAAACCGTTGGCAAGAAATGTGGGGTAGCAAATGAGAAGCGATATTGAGTTTTTAAATGACATTGACCGCGGCAACTATGACTGCCAACGTGGGGAAACTGTTAAAGAGGACGAGTCAGACGCATACTACATAGGCTATGGCGCACGATATGTGTTAGAGCAGAACCAATCAAAGGAGATATTAATATGAAATCAAGTGAATCAATTAAAAATCTAGCTTCTGCTTTATGTAAAGCGCAGGAAGAGATGGGCGGTGCGGTTAAAGAGAGTAAAAACCCATTCTTTAAATCTGATTATGCCGATTTAACGTCTGTAATTAAGGCAATTAAAGAGCCTTTTGCAAACAATGGGCTTTCTTACACGCAATTCCCAACTAATGACGAGGGTAGGATAGGCGTAGTAACTATGCTGATGCACGAATCTGGTGAATATTTAGAGCATTCTTATACGCTACCCACTACTAAAGCTGATCCACAATCGGCAGGAAGCGCAATAACGTACGCAAGACGGTACGCTTTGCAGTCTATTGCAGGGATTCCAACGGCAGATGATGATGCTGAGTCGGCAATGATACGCAATAATCAGAGCAAAACCGCTGTAGTGTCAGAAGATCAGGCTGAAGAGATTAAAGAGAGGCTAGCAGAGACTAATGTAGATGTTAAAGTCTTTCTAAAGCACTTCAAAACTAGCTCAGTCGATGAAATGTTAGCTATACACTACTCTAAGGCAGTCAGTGCGCTCAAAGCAAAGGCTAACAAATGAAACGTCATATAGTAATTATGTGTCCAGATTGCGGAGATTGTCTTTCTGGACAACAAAATTCATCTGACGATTCTAACTATGAGTGCGTTCTGGATGGGTCATGCGTTAATTGTCATACGTATGTAATTGCTTTTATCCCTACAAAGGAATACGTTGATATTTGTTATCGTGAGCAAAAAATTGAAATGGAGAGACTCAAATTATTATCTTAAACCATGAGCAGGGCAGTGAAGAGTGGTTTGCAAGTCGGTTGGGCCGTCCCAGTGCCTCCATGTTCTCTAAGCTCATAACATCGGCAGGAAAGCCCAGTGCTAGTGCTGATAAATACATAAACGAGCTAATAGCTGAAAGATTAAATGGTGTGCGCGTCCCTGTTTACGTCAATGAGCATATGGAAAGGGGAACAAGGCTAGAACCAGAAGCTAGAGAGCATTACGAGTTTATAACTGAGCAAAAAGTAACCGAACATGGGTTTATACTGGATGATTCTGAAGAGTTTGGGTGTTCACCTGACGGTTTAGTGGGTGAAGAGGGCGGATTAGAGTTAAAATGTCCAGCTGATTCGACAATTATAGGTTACCATCGCAACAATAAGTCCTTTGTCACCGCCTACAAACAACAAATCATGGGCTGTATGATGATTACTGGTGCTGAGTGGTGGGATTTAATGGCATACTCTGAGACTATACCTCACCTACTTATCAGGGTTGAGCGTGACGACGAGTATATTGAAAAATTAGCGGCTGAAATAAACAAAGCTGTTACAATTATTATTAATGAAACGGAGAAATTAGC